CGCCGCGCGCGCGTTGGAGATAAACCGCGCATCGACCGGAGAGACGGCAGCGCGCCCTGCCTCTTCGATCAGTCGCTGCCCTTTGATGATATCGTCGATGAAGCCGGTAGCCTGCTTGTAAATCTCGACGCCAACAATGGCGACGCCGATGACGATGCTCAGACGCGCAGGCAAAAGCGCCAATTGCTTGCCCAGACCTTGAACGGAACGGGTGGCGTTCAGCGACTCCGCCGCCATTCCGACCAGACCGGCCGTCATTTCCGCGAAATGCTTGGCGAAGCTCAGCGCGCGCAATGCAGCATAGGCGACGAGCAAAGACTTGATGGCTTCGGCGTGCTTCACAACGAAAGTGGTCACGCTCATTAAAGACTCGCCGGCGGTCTTCATTGCGTCGGCGAATGCCTTACCGTACTTCTGGAGCTCGCCTGACTCCGACATGGCGTGGATTTTCGCGGCCAGTTCTTCCGCCACCTTCGCAACCTCTGACATGGCACCGCTCTTGGCGATTTCCTGCATCGCAAGCGTCCATGAATTTTTCAGTCGGGCAATTTGCGCGTCGAGGGTATTGACCGCGGCTGGCAGCGCGTCCGCGACATTCTCCCGCAACGCGGCTGCGAATTTCGGCAGGAAATCTTTCGCGAGCAACTCGCCATTATCCAGCATGCGGCCAAATTCCGCCGTGGTGACGCCCAGCGCCTTGGCCGCAACGTTGGTGGCGATGGGCAGGCGATCGCCCAGCTGGCCGCGGAATTCCTCGGCCTGCACCCTCCCCTTTGCCATCATCTGCGTCAGCGCCAGGAAGATGCCGTTGGTGTCGTCGGCGGAAAGCTGCATGACCTTGGCGGCTTCCGCCACGCCGCTGAAAATCTCCTGCGCCTGCTTGCCTTCCAGGCTGGTGCCGCGGACAGATGCCGCGAACTTTGCGAATCCTTCGCCTGCGGCGTTCAAGTCTATGCCCAGCCTGTTTGCCTCGCCGCGCACGAATGCCATGCTTTTCGCAGCCCCGTCAGCGGACCCGGTGGCAAACTGCAATTGCGCCATGATCCTGTCCAGGCCGATCCCCGACTCTATGATTGCCTTGGATAGACTGAAACCGGCGTTGAGCGCGGACCATGCCACGTATAGCTCGGCCATGACAGCGCCAGCATGGGCAAGCGATGACGACATGGACTCGCTTGCATGGGCGGATTCATGCATCGCATTTCCGGATTCCCTTGCTTTCCCAGACACGCTGCCCAGCTCGCGGCCAAGCTCGCGCAACCTCTCATTCAGCGCAAGAGAGGCGCGCTCCTTGTCCGCGAAGCCGAGATCAGAATCGCGCAGGGCGGCGAAGGACGCCTTGATCTTGTCGACTTCCGCCTTGATTGATGCGCCGGAGCGGATGCCGAGCGTTTTGAACGATTCATCGACCGATGTTCCGGCCGTGCTGGCTGATGTCTTGAGCGCGTCCATGGACGCATTGAAATTGCCGACCGCGCTGGTCAGCGCGGAGACAAACTGATCGCTGGCGAGTTGCAGCTTGACGCTTAAGCTCATTTCATCCATGATTTCCCCATGCCCGCCCTATTGCAAATTTCGTTCATTGCCGCTGCCATTGCTGGCACCATCTGGATTGAGAGCCTGGATTTTTCCACGCTCTTTTTCATCGTGACAGGGCTTGCCATCGCCAGCATTCTGGCGTTCCCGTTCACGCGCCGTTGAGCGTATTCGCCAATTTTTCCACTGCCTTCGCATCGCCACGGCTGCCTATCGTGACCACGTTAAGCAGCACGGCCATGCGATCTTTTTCCAGCTTTACCGCCGCCGCGCCGAAGGCATGGAACTGGCCGATGGTGTAATCCAGAATCGCGTCGTATCTATGTCCGGCACCGATCAGACGCTGGAAGGCTTCTGCCCAGTCTTGACCTGCTCCATCATTGGCGCGGCCCGTGTCCGGCGCGCCAATGATGCGAAAAAATCCAGGTTCGCCCTGATTGCCGCCGAGGCCGCCAGGATCACCTCGTCCGGCGCGCATGCCATCAGATCGTCATGCGCGATCCCTGTCATGTACGACACCATTTCAAGCAGCGCATCGCCGTATTCCGCATAGGCTGCCACCCATGCGACAACATCAAGCGACTTGAGCGCCTCGATGTCCAGATCGCCGGATTTGAGCGCCCGGATAATCGGCAGCGCTGCCTTGATGGCAGGCTGCAGATTGCGCATGGTGACGGGTTTGATCGTGATCGTTTCCCCGCCGACTTCGATTTCGACTGGCTGCGGGATCAGGGTTTCGAGGTCGTGCATTTTTTTTTACTCAAATGATGTCAAGTGGTTGTCGAGTTTTTCCGCTACTTCGTTGATGATCTGAGTGTTGGAGATCAGCGATTCGTTGATCTGCTGGAGGACGATCAGAAACGCGCGGTATTTTTGATCATTGGCTTGCTCAATAAGAACAAGTATCTTATCTTGTGACACGTCAGTGGCCCTTCTATTATGTAATTCTGTCATTGCCGATACTCCGGCGGTAGTTGTGTACCACGTAACTCGGACTCAAAGCTCAATTTACAGTGATCGTGCTCAAACGGGATAAACAGCACGTCAACCAAGGGCCGCAACAGCTTTCCAGAGGGTCTTCCCTCACGCTCCATGCGGTATAACGCCGCACTAATAGTTTCATCAGGCATACCCTCACCAAACGTTAGAGTAACCCACAATAGCTGATCGACAGCGACGAGTAAATTAAGAAGTCGTTGCTTAATAACCATGTTTACTTATGCAAGAATATCAGCGGAACGACCAGTAGCAAGCAGTCCAGCGGCTTCCAATGCCTGCACTCCAGCGATTGTTGATGGGTCATCGAGGTTTATTTCCTCTGCGAGTTTGAACTTGTCTAGCCAGACTTCAATCTGAACATTTGATTTAGCTGCTGTGTAGATTCCAGCAAGTTCCGCATCCGTAAAGCGGTTCATATATGCTAGTTTAGTTAGTGTGCGAATACTCGGAGTAGTCACAATTGGTTCTTCGACCAGTCTATAAAATTGATAGTGCGCGGCGCAGAAATCTTCGCTTGCATCAATTGTATTGACCACATTACCATCTACTGCGTCAAGGACTTCGTATCGCATTTTAATACTCCAAAATTACTATGCCACCGCCGCCGGCACCGGAGGTTGCTGCGTAGGAAGCAATGGCATTGACGCAGCCGCCGCCGCCAGCTCCTCTGCCGCCATTGCCGGCGGTGACGGCGGCAGAAGAGTTGGAAATACCACCTCCTCCGCCGCCGCCAAATCCGCCAACGCCTCCGTTGGCGGTTCCGGCGCCACCACCAGCACCATCACCGCCAGTGCCTCCGGTGCCGCCACCGATGCCACCGCTACCGAATATAGGAACTGCGACAAAAGCTACTGATATAGGATAACCTGTTGCACCAAGTATATTCAGCCCACCAACAGCACCACTATTGGGGCCGCCGGCACCGGCGCCGCCACCAGTCGAAGAAGCTATTGAAGCTGCTAACGGGCTTGCCCCACCACTCGAATATCCAGTGGTTCCAACACTTCCACTTGCAAAAGCACCAAAACCAACGTTTATGGCGCCGCCGCCTGTTGCGCCAGTACCGGATATAGTAACTGCGCCGCTTCCTCCGCCTGTTAGGTTTACGTCCCCACCAGAGGACGTGCCGCCTGCTGCACCAGAAACTGTGCCAGCAGCTTGTAGTCCGCCGCCGCCGCCATTGGCTGTCAGTGTCGTAGAACCAATAACAGCGGTTGTATTTCCGCCTGCGTTGCCGTTTGCCGCAGCACCAGCAGCCGGAGCGACAGCCGCGCCACCAGCCCCAATCGTGCAAACAATGGATGCACCTGCCGCGATATACATTTCCTTGATGCACGTTCCGCCTGCCGCACCACCAGATGCAGCACAAGGACTAGCCGCCGACTTTGCCGCGCCAGACCCGCCAGCACCAATTGCTGTAATACGATACATCCCAGAAGATTGTGCGGTAATAGTCTGGCTACTCCGTACATACATAACCGACCGACGACCGAGACTGGTATTAAGAAATTGCTTCAGGTCACTCATTAGTAGATTCTCCAGGTCGTTCCGTTGTAGACAAGGCCAACGCTGACATTGTTGGTGGATATCGTCATGTCTTCTGAAAGGCCCATGATGGTGCTGCCGTTCCGACTGATTGTCAGGTTATTTATTTGAAACGCACCACCACCATCTGAAATCTCAACATAATTCCCAGCCGAAGGAGATGCGGGGAGAGTGACCGTAAATGCGCCGCCGGACGTGTTTGCTACAATTCTGTCGCCAGATACGGCTGTATAGTTTGCTGTTTTAATCTGCCAATCGTTGGAGATGTACGAGCCGGGGATCGTGTCCCCGGTAGACAGTTCTTGCACCGTCCCAGCGTAATTAGCCAGTGGTTTTTTTGTCGCCATGATTTAGGCAAGAACGATCACGTCTCCGGGGTTGAACGATAACGTAGTCGCATTGATCGCCGTCCCGACGGGCTGCACTACGTTGCCGGAACCAGACGGTGCCGTTGCGGAAACTCCACCCGCGGTCGTTGCCAAGAAATACTTTGCCCCCGGAGTAAGTCCCGACATCTGCGTGTTGGACTGCGATGTGCGGTACACTGTAGCGTTTGCAGGTGCGGTAACGGCGGCCAGCACAAAACCCATGGCCTCTTTTCCTGCGGTTGTAGCATCGGCTTTTCTGGCGTTTGCGGCACCAGAGTTCGCCCAAATGTTCACCAGATTACCAGCTGCCAGGTTCTCGGATGCTGGAATGACATCAGCTTCCATACCCGAACCAACCGGCATCATGCTTGAGTCGAATCTACCCGACGGATCGAGCGCGGGGATTTTTCCAGCATCGGCTGCACCCCCCGATGTTTGAATCGCTACAGCTTCAGTCAACACGCCTGCATTGTTTTGGATATATTTGTTTCCAGCCATGATGTTTCTCCTAGTTTAGAAATATTGGTTCGCGTAAATTGATGAGTATCTTTGTAGCGGTGATCGGGAAAGCGACTATCAAGCTGAATCCAGTTACCGGAGCAACCTGCGTCAGCATCCCTGACGACGATAGCCAGATCGGTTTATCGAGCACCCACGACCAAGATGGTTCTGTCATTTCCCCGCCAGTCTGGATCGTTGCAATGCCGCCTAGGATTGCCGCCCCGGTTGTCATGCCAAGCACCTTGTTTGCGTGGCTGAGTACCATGTTATCGGCGTAAACGGCTGCGCCCGTGTCATCCAGCACCACCATTCTGTGCCCCCCAAGAGCTTCGCCGGCTGGGTATTGCAGCGCAATCCCGCCTGTTGGCCCTAGAGGACCTGGAGGCCCTGGTGGTCCTTGCTCGATGTCAGATACCAGGATGATATTTTCAGATACCAGAACAAAATCGACGCCATCTTCTATCAGCGTTTTTGACGAATTTGTTTCGACGATCTGCCAGGTCATCGGATGCTCCACATACCGACCAACAGGTATTCGCGTTCTCCGTTAGACCAGACGATCCACAGGCGCATCGAATACGATCCTATGGGCAATGCGGCATATTGAGGGTGGGACAGGGATACCGATATGACACCAGAGGCATCCAGCGCTGAAATTGCGCCGTTATCGGTTGAAAGTTCCGTCGCGGCACCTCCTGATCTCGGGGTGAGCGACATGCCGGCTCGGCACCCGGTGAGGTCTATTGCGACATCGTTGTTACGCAATTCCAAACGCCATGGCTTGGTCTCGCCTAGGTCGCGCAGGATATTTTTTGTGGCGGCTGGCATTATTATCCCAATACCTTCATTGCCACCGCGCCGGCCATGAAGAC